CACGAATCCCGGCCAAACGATCCTAGATCCTTTCATGGGCAGCGGCACCACCGGAATCGCAGCGGTGCAGGCAGGCCGGAACTTCATCGGCGTGGAGATGAACCCGGAATACTTCGATATCGCATGTGAGCGTATCGAGAACGCCCAGCGCCAAGGCGATCTGTTCATAGGCCGGGCGGATGCAGCATGACCGCATTGGCCACGGCAACGCCAAGTTCATCGCTGACCTCGCGATGGGGGTATCTGACGCAGAGCTACGCAGGCGTTGGGAGCGCGGTGAATACGCGGGGATCGGCAAGCAGTTTGTCGCGGGCTGGAGAAAGCTCGCGGGCCGTAGTTAAGGGAGGCACATAGGATGGAAACGCAAGCAATCGCCAAGCGCCTGGCCGACGCCATCGCGGACTGTCGGGAGGCATCTCGCGCTGACCTGTTGGAACAGTTCTCCACCATCGTAGAGGGCTGTTTCGATGAAGCCGAGTTCGCGCAGGCATTTGCCACGGTCCACAAGGTCTTTCACGATTGGATGGACAGCTAAGATGGCCCGGCGAGGGAGGCCTGCACACCGGCGCGAGCAAATGCTGGAATACGTGCGCGAGGTTATCGAGCAAGATGGGGTCGCCCCCAGCTACGGCATGATCTGCAAAAAGTTGGGCATCCGTTCGCGCGAGCAAGTAAGCCGCATGGTGCAAGCCGCCGAAAGGGACGGCCAGCTAAGGCGAGTTGGCGCTGGAAAAGTTCGCCGTATTAGACTAATGGCCTGAGAGTGCAGATTAGCGCTTTTTGACAACTATAAGAGCGCATTTTCATGCTGTAGCTGGAATGCCGCTATGGCTGCGGCAAAACCTAAAATAGGTGTGAATAGGGGCAATGCCGGTAAAGGCAGGCCCAAAGGTGCGCGAAACAAGGCCACGGCCAGCGTTAAAGCACTGGCGGGCAAATATGGCCCCGATGCGATTAAGGAGCTGGCCCGCCTCGCTGTAGAGGCTGAAAGCGAAGCCGCCCGCGTCTCTGCGATCAAAGAGCTGCTGGATCGCGCTTATGGCAAGTCAGTCCAGGCTGTAGAGCACAGCGGCCCCGATGGCGGCCCGGTCAAGCACGCGCACGACCTGTCCGACGACGCGCTGGCGAAGATTGCGGCGGGCAACTGATGCTGGCCGAGGTTATCACCCCCCAGATTGCAGCGAGCGAGCTTCTACGTCGTCGCCGCGCTCGCAAGAGCCTTGTTGATTACGCCCGGTATATCGAGGTGCCCGGTGCGCCCCTTACCGAGGATGACGATTGCGAGACGTTCAAGCCTGTCGAGACAGTGCTTGCCGAGCATCACGAGATCATACTGAACGCGACCCAGCGCTGTATCGAGCGCCATCGTGGCCGGACGATGCTGTTTCTCCCTCCGGGCAGCGCGAAGTCCACCTATGCCACGGTTGTCGCCCCGACATGGGCGATGGGTCGCACCCCCGGCTTCAAGGTCATCGTTGTGAGCTACGGCACGGACCTTGCGCGCAAGTTTGGCCGCCGGATGCGTTCGGTCGTCAAGCAGCCCAAGTTCGCGCACCTGTTCAGCACTGGCCTTAGCCCGGAAAGCAGCGCTGCGAACGAATGGGCCTTGACGAACGGCAGCGAAATGATGGCGGGGGGTATTCTCTCCGGCATCACCGGGAACCGCGCTGACTTTGTTGCAATCGATGACCCGATCAAGGGGCGCGAGGCGGCAGACTCCGAGGTTATTCGCGAAAAGACGCGCGATGCTTACGAAGAGGACATTCTGACCCGCCTTAAGCCGGGCGGTTCGATCATGATTACCCAGACCCGCTGGCACGAGGGTGACCTTGCCGGTTCGATCCTGCCTGAGGATTGGAACGGCGAAAGCGGCATGATCGAATGCCGCGACGGTGAGACGTGGGAGGTCATCTGCATTCCTGCCAAGTGCGAGCGCGAGGACGATCCGCTAGGCCGCCTGCCGGGTGAGTATATCTGGCCCGAGTGGTTTGGCCGCGATCACTGGGCACCGTTCGAGCGCATCGCCCGCACGTGGTCGGCCCTGTTTCAGCAGCGTCCCGCCCCCGACACTGGCGACTACTTCAAGCGCGAGTGGATCCACGAGGTCGATCACATTCCTCCGAAAGAGGAAATGTCGATCTACGGCGGCTCTGACTACGCTGTGACAGCGGACGGCGGCGACTACACCGTGCACGCTGTTATCGGCATTGCCAGCGACGGGCGCATGTATCTGCTCGACCTGTGGCGGCATCAGGCATCGTCTGACGTATGGGTCGACGCGTTCTGCTCGTTGGTCCGCAAGTGGAGGCCCATCGGTTGGGCCGAGGAAACCGGGCAGATCAAGAGCGGCGTTGGCCCGTTCCTGGTCAAGCGGATGCTGGAAACCGAAAGCTACACCGCGCGCGAGCAATTCCCGACGCGTGGCGATAAGGCTGTTCGTGCACAGTCCATTCGCGGGCGCATGTCGATGCAGGGTCTGTATGTCCCTCGCGGTGCACCGTGGCTCGCTGATTTCATCTCCGAACTGATGAGCTTCCCCGTGGGGGTTCATGACGACCAGGTCGATGCGATCGGGCTGGTCGGCCAGCTTATGGACCGGATGGAGCTCGGCCACAAACCGAAGCCGAAGCCCGGCGGCATGATGCTGGGCGACATTCTTGAAGGGCGGGTGTTCTGATGTCTGATGATGTAACCCCGCAGGAAATTCTCGGCTGCCTGACGCACGCTGAAAAGGTGTTCAGCGACTACGAAACCCTGTGCGACCGGATCGACACGATCTATTCGGATAAGGACGACCTGCAAACACACCTTCGGGATGCCGGGTTCACTGATCGCAAGTTCGATCTGTTCTGGTCGAGCATGGAGGTCTTGAAGCCCGCGATCTACTGCCGCCCGCCACGTATCGTAGTGAAGCCGCGCTTCTCCAACGCCAGCAGCACAGACAAAGTTGTTGCCGAGTTGCTGGAGCGCAACCTGAATAGCGAGTTCGAACGCAGCGACATTGACGAAAGCCTGAAAATGGCTCGCGACGATCTCGCGCTAGCCAATCGCGGGGTGCTGTGGGTATCGCTGGACGACGAGGACGGCGAGAAGGTCATTTGCCCCGACTGGCTCGACCGTTGCGACTTCCTGCATGAACCGGCCCGCTACTGGTGCGATGTCAGTTGGACCGCCCGCCGTTCGTGGCTCACGATCGAGCAAATGCGCGACCGCTTCAAAGAGACAAGCGGGGACGCATATCTCAACGCCTTTTTCTCGCGCCGTGAGAACGAAAACGCCTATCGTGGGGTGGGCGGGGACGAAGTGCCCGAGAAAGCCGCTGTGTGGGAGTTCTGGGACAAGAACCGCAAGCGCGTGTTCTGGGTGACCGAGGGCGTTGACGAGTTTCTCGACGAACGCGACCCCTACATGGATCTCAAGGGCTTCTTTCCCTGCCCGAAGCCTGCATACGGCACGCTCAAGCGCCGCACGCTTATCCCGCGCCCCGATTATGTGCGGTATGAGCCGCATCTAAACCAGATCAACGACCTGACGCGCAGGATTTACGACCTGCTCGACCAAGTGCGGATGCGGGGCCTTATCGCGGCGGGCGGGGATGCTGCCAGCGCCGTGCAGACCGCAATGGCGGACAACAATTCGTCGCAAATCCTTATCCCGGTGCCCGGTGCCTCGCTGCTGGGTGGGACGGGTGGCGTTGCCAGCATCGTGCAGTGGGTTCCGCTGGTCGAGATTGCCACGGCGATCACCGGCTTGCTGGAGTCGCGTAACCAACTGTTCGCGGACTTTGACCGGCTGTCCGGCATCAGCGACATCATGCGCGGGGAAACCGAGGCGGATGAAACGCTGGGGGCGCAGCGCCTCAAAGGCCAATACGGCAGTGTTCGCGTTCGCGAGAAAACCGAGGAAATGGTGCGCCTGTCCCGCGACTGCGCGGCGATTGCAGGCGAGATTATTTGCGACAACTTCACTGCCGACCGGCTTATGGAAGTGGGGCAAATGGAAATTCCGTCCCGTGCCGATGTCGATAAGGACATCAAGGCGCTGGAGAAGGCCGCTCGCGAGGAAATGAAGGCCCTTGCTGACGAGGCCGAAGAGGCGGCGGCCCAGGTCGAGGACCCCGCTCAGGCGCAGGCCATGTTCCAGCAGGCGCAACAGCAGATCACGGCGAAATACGAACCGCGCTTCCGCGAATTGCAGGACACGGTTGTGATCGAGGACGTGATGCAGGTCATCAAGGACCGTCGCGGGCGCAACCTGATTATCGACATCGAAACCGACTCCACGGTCATGACTGACGAGATCGCGGAGAAAACGAGCCGTGCGGAGTTCCTTGGCGCGTTCACGAATGCGGCGGGTGCGATCCAGCCTCTTATCGCGATGGGCGAGACGGGCGCGAAGCTGGCGGCAGGCATCTTCAAGTTCGCGCTCCAGCCCTACAACACGAACCGCGACCTTGAAGCCATTATCGACGAGTTCGCCGAGAATGCGCCCGAAATGGCGCGCATGATGTCCGAACAGTCGGGCGACAGCGAAGCCTTGATCGAAGCCAACAACAAGCTGGCCGAAGCCGAGCAAATGAAGGCTCAGGCGGCCATGCAAAAGGTGCAGGCTGACGCAGCCAACAAGCAGGCCGAGAATCAACGCAAGTTCGTGGAGCTGCAACAGAAAGCTGACGACAGCGAGCGTAAGTTCCGGGCCGATATCGAGAAGCTGCGTCAGTCTGCCGAACAGAACAGCATCAAGCTGCAAGAGGCTCTGGCGAAGGTGGACAACCTGCGCGCCGACACGATGAAGAAGCTCGTGGAAGCCGATGTCACCTTGTCCGACCAGCAGTTGGACGAGTTCAAGAGCCTGCACGAGATCGAGCTTGCCGAGCGCGACCAGTCCATGCGCGCCGAGGGACAGGCATTCGACCAGCAATCCCGTGCCGCCGAGCAGGACCGCACACGCGAGCGCGATCAGGTCGAGGACAGTTTCCGCGAGCGCGGCGAACAGCGCGCGGATCGTCAGGCTGAACAGGAGCCGAAGGCATGATTAGACGCCTGATAGCCATGATCCCCGCTGCGCTGGACAGGTGGATGGTGCGCGGCATCATCCCTTACGAGGTGTTCGACCGGG